TGGTTTTTGATGAAATTGATGTAGGAGTGTCTGGGAGAGTTGCCAACCGTATCGCGCAAAAACTTTATCAATTAAGTCATCGTCATCAAGTCCTCTGCGTCACCCATCAACCCCTAGTCGCCGCGATGGCAGATCATCACTTCTGCGTCATCAAAGAAGTGATCCCAAGTCAGGAGGAAGGAGAAGGGATGAAGGATGAGGATTTATCGCTCATACCCTCAGAAAGAACCGTAGTGCGTGTTAATGTACTTAATAATCAGCAAAGACGAGAAGAATTGGCCCAACTAGCCAGTGGAAGATCCGCCAGTGAAGCGATCGCGTTTGCCGAGTCCCTGCTCGCCCAAGCAAAGATCCTCCGTCAACCCCCCACCCACCCGCCAAACAAACGCCAAATAAACGCCAAATAAAAAAATAGGGTGATAGAGCAAGAGCTTCCACCTCATCCATCGGTGAGAAATTCTCAAAAACCTCAAATACCCAAAACAACAACCCCTTGTCAAAGAAGCCCTTAGAGGTCTAAATTAACAAATATTCTGCCTAAAAACCAGAATTGTAGAAAACAGCACACAATAGAAACAGGTTATGATGCCAAAATCAGGGTGCGATTCGTTTCTACGAAAGTTCAGGGTTAACCCCTAGAACGTAGGTAGAGCAAGGCTTTCGAGCTTTGACAACTTGGCAACAATGTAAGTGAGGGTAGGGACACGGCACGCCGTGTTCCCAGGACACGGCAGTGCCGTGTCCGTACTAGAAACCCAAGTCTTACCCCCCAGGTGCAGCGGTGACAACATAACCCCCAGGGTAGCGACTGATCCTCAATCCCTGAAGCGGGGTTAAAAGAATACAGGGCTGATAGCCTAAATCGGTTCTGTATCCAGTAAGAGTCCACGCGTAAATTAGTCCGAAAGGACGTTGAAGGTGCGTCTGAACCATCGTTATGGCAGAACCAGCTAAAAGGCTGATAAGCTGGAGACAAAAGTCAAAGGATAAGGTAATGGCAACTCCAGATTTGACCATATTATGCACTACCTATAAACCCGGTGGACAGTACCACAGCTAAAGACTCAATCAATTGTTGCTAGGAACGAAGTAAACCCCGTATATTTCTCTGGGTGGTCGAATACCCTGAGTAATCAATCAAGATGCAATCTCTGGTAGAAATATCAGGATATACGAGGGAAGGATTGTGTAAGAAGCCAACGCCATTTTGTAATGAAATGGATATGCTGACGTACACACATTTACTTGGAATGTGAACCTTAAGTAAGAGTTAATATGCTCAAAACTACCGCGCATCGGATAGTGAGATGGAAATGGATTGACGATATCTTAATCCACGATGGTTTTTACTATGAAGTTGATAAAACGGAGTGGTCAGACATCGACTGGAAGAAGGTGGAGAAGACCGTTTTTAAGCTACAAAATAGGATTTACAGAGCCTCGGAAAGTGGTGATATGATCGCAGTTCGTAGGCTCCAGAAAATGTTGATTAAATCATGGTCAGCAAGGCTCATTGCGGTCAGAAGAGTTACGCAAGACAATCAAGGGAAGAAAACTGCCGGAGTGGATGGTGTTAAAACACTAACACCAAAGCAGAGATTAGCCCTAGTAGGACGTTTAAAACTAGGAACCAAATCAAGACCAACCCGACGGGTATGGATTGATAAACCCGGAACCAAAGAGAAGCGTCCTCTAGGAATACCGACAATAGAAGAACGAGCCAAGCAAGCCCTGGTAAAATTAGCATTAGAACCAGAATGGGAAAGTCGATTTGAACCTAACTCTTACGGCTTTAGACCCGGACGTTCTACCCGTGATGCAATTGAGGCTATATTTAGTTCCATCAAGACAAAACCTAAGTTTGTACTTGATGCAGATATTAGTAAATGCTTTGATTGTATCGACCATAAAGCCCTTCTGTTAAAACTAAATACTTACCCATCCTTAACTCGTCAAATACGAGTCTGGTTAAAATCAGGAGTGATGGATAAGGGAATATTTGACGAGACATCTCAAGGTACGCCGCAAGGGGGAGTAATCTCACCTTTGTTGGCAAACGTAGCCTTACACGGAATGGAAGAAAGGGTTAAGCAATATGCAGAAACCCTCCCAATGCGTTACCCCGCAGGAAAAAGCATACAAAAAAGAGACAAGAGAAGGAGCATATCTCTAATAAGATATGCCGACGATTTTGTGATCTTACACGAAGACCTATCCGTAGTAAAAAGATGTCAGGAAATAATATCTGATTTGCTGAAGGAAATAGGGCTAGAACTCAAACATAGTAAAACCCGTTTAACCCATACCCTGAACTCATTAGAAAATGAAAAACCGGGCTTTGACTTCTTAGGCTTTCACATAAGACAGTACAAAGCAGGAAAATACAGTTCAGGTATGAATACACACAGAGAGTTATTAGGTTTCAAAACACTAATTAGACCAAGCAGTAAGAGTATAAAGGCTCATATTAAAAAGATGGCTGAAGTAATTGAGAGTCATAAGGCAGCACCGCAGGAGGCGGTGATTAAAAGTCTAAACCCAATCATCTCCGGTTGGAGTAATTACTTCAAAACAGTCTGTAGTAAAGAAATTTTCTACGGATTAGACACCTATCTCTATCAGAAATTACGAGCCTGGGCAAAGAGAAGACACCCTAACAAAAACGCCCACGAAATAGCATCTAAATACTGGGGTAAAACCAGGAAGAAAGGACTACTCGGAGGGACTAACTGGGCATTCTCAAATAAAAATGGACTTGAATTAAATATACACGCCGATGTGACGGTTAGCTCCGATTACGTCAAAGTAAAAGGAGATGCAAGTCCGTTTGATGGGAATTTTATCTACTGGGGTCAACGTTTAGGGAAACATCCTGAACTGCCTGTAAGAGTGGCAACACTCTTACAGAATCAGAGTGGAAAGTGCTCCTTGTGCGGATTTTCGTTCAGAGACGGTGATAAGATGGAAGTTGACCATATCATCCCCAGAGCCATCGGAGGCAAGGATGAATACAAAAATCTACAACTTCTTCATCGTCATTGCCACCAGAAAAAGACGGCAAACGACTTGAAAGAAATCAGGAAAAGAGACTTGAAAAAAACCATGAACAAACTAGCCCAGAAATGGGAAAAGTGGGAGTGGAAATGGGTTAACGACGTTCCTGTAATCTTGGGAAGTAAGTCGGACAGAGGTACTCATCACAAGAGCCTGGTAGATGAGGAGCCGTGTGAGGTGAAAGTCTCATGCACGGTTCTGAAGACGAGCGGGACTCGCGAGAGTCTCGCTTAGTTTAACATAAGTCAACCGAGGCAAATTTTTTATATTTGAGCCCTTATCCCCTGACAGTGATAGATAATCTTTAAAGATATCCATTTTGCACATTCTGACCTCTTAATCTCAAAGACCAATTATTATCCCCAAACCCCCTAAAGGTCTATGAAATCAGCATCTCCAAACATATCCGAAAGGGACAATGCCGCGACCGCGGTCATTGATGTTTCCCCCATTAATGACAATAATCATCATTATCAGGAACCGGAGCCTCAAACAAGTCCTAGTAACATCGGTGGTGGACTCACGACAACCCAGGGAAATTTTGCCGGTTTTCTCGCGCCCCTCAATAAGGATAGTTTTAAACAAGTTGCCAAAGATGTAGAAGATAAACTCCGCGTAGTCAATCAAACTCTGGGGATGCTGGATAGTTTGTTAGACTCCCAAGGGTTTGATGCCATTCTTAATGAAATGTTACAGTCAATTACCCTGAAAACTGGGGAATTGCTCAACGCGGATCGTAGTACCATTTTTCTATTGGATGAAGATAAAAATGAACTTTGGTCAATTGTTGCTAAAGATGCCAGAGGAAATAATTTAGAATTGAGATTTCCCGCGACCGTTGGGATCGCGGGGGAAGCCGCGACTTTTTTGAGGGTGGTTAATATTCCCTATGATTTTTATGATGATCCGCGATCGACTAATGCGAAAAAAACTGATGAAAGAACCGGATATAGAACCTATACAATGTTGGCAATGCCCCTGTTAAATGAAGATACAGGTGCTTTAGTCGCGGTCGTTCAACTCATTAATAAACTCAATCACAATCACGAACCTTATGCCTCTTTAGAAGAAAAGATAGACCGCAACGGCTTTACCGAAGAAGATGAACAAGTTTTTCGAGAATTTGCCCCCTCGATTCGTCTCATTTTAGAATCATCAAAATCCTTCTACGCGGCCACTCAAAGACAACGAGCGGCAACGGCTTTAATGAATGCCGTTAACTCCCTTTCTAAGAGTAGTTTAGACTTAGAAGATACTCTGAAAAGGGTTATGGATCAGGCGAAAGAATTGATGAACGCGGATCGCAGTACCCTCTGGTTATTGGATGATGAAAAAGGTCAACTTTGGACGAAAATCCCTATTAATGGATTCTTACAAGAAATCCGTATTCCTAGCAGTGCCGGTTTTGCTGGCCTTGTCGCCCAGTCCGGTGAACCCTTGATGATTCCTTTTGATTTATATGATGATCCCCGCTCGGAAAAGTCCAAAGAAGTGGATCAAAAATCCGGGTATCGCACTTGCAGTATGCTCTGTATGCCAGTGTTTAACGCGGATAATAAACTCATCGGTGTTACCCAATTAATTAATAAAAAAAGACAAGGAGATTATCCCGCCTACGAACCGAAAGAGTGGCCCCACGCGCCGGAACAATGGCGAGCGAGTTTTAACCGCAATGATATGGAATTTATGCAGGCTTTTAACATCCAAGCGGGTGTGGCTTTACAAAATGCTAAACTTTTTGCGGAAGTGAAACAACAAAAACAAATGCAGGAGGATATCCTTCGCAGTTTAAGCAATGGTGTGATTTCGACTGATCGGAATGGTCATATTATTGCCGCCAATGAAGGGGCGCAAAAATTATTAGGTATTAACAAAGAAATAGAAGGGAAATTTGTCGCGGAATTAGTGCGTATTAAAGGCGGGGATGTGGAAAAATGGTTAAGTGCCGCCTTATCTCCTAAAGAAGAAAAAGATCGTCAACAATATTACCCCGATCAAATTCTCTTACCCACTAATGGAGAAGAATTAAGTATTAACTTATCCATTAACTCGATGAGTGATGTCATCGATCCCAACAAAGTCAGTGGCGCGTTGGTGGTGATGGAAGATATCTCTGGGGAAAAACAGGTAAAAAACCTGATGTATCGCTACATGACACCGGAAGTCGCGGAACAATTACTCGCGAGTGGTGATACGGGGTTAGGAGGAAAACGTAAACACGTTTCCGTTTTATTCTCAGATATTCGTAGTTACACAACTTTAACGGAAAAATTACAAGCCGAAGAAGTTGTTACCATGCTTAATGAATACTTTGAACGCATGGTTGATGCCGTCTTTAAATATGGTGGGACTCTCGATAAATATATCGGAGATGCTCTCATGGCCGTCTTTGGTTCCCCCGCGCCCTTAGAAGATCATGCTTGGTGCGCGATGCAAACCGCGGTGGACATGCGGGAACGCTTAACCGCGTTTAATCAGGAACGTCAGGAAAATGGCTTAATGTCCATTAGTATTGGTATGGGTATTCACTCCGATGAGGTTGTGAGTGGTAATATTGGCTCTAGCAAACGGATGGAACTTACTTCCATTGGCGATGGTGTGAATTTAGCCTCCCGCTTAGAAGGGACTTCTAAACAATATGGGACGGATCTGGTGATCAGTGAAAATACTTATTGGGAATATCGAGAACGGCTGTATGTGCGGGAGTTGGACTTTATTACGGTGAAGGGGAAAAGCGAACCTGTCACGATTTACGAATTGTTGGGTATTCGTGAAGGATATGCACCCATTGGTAAACCCTTGACGCAAAAGCAAGAACAGATCATTACCCATTACCAAAAAGGACGGGAGTATTACAAAAAACCTGTTACGGAAAGACTCTCGGAGGCAGAAATTAAGAAGTTGCTCGAGAAGGTGAAAGTCGTGTCACCCTCGGAACTTCAGAAACTTAGCTATAACGTGGAGGAACAGTTAGAGTTACAACTGAAGAAACTGTTATATACTCTGAAAAAACTGCCCGAGTCGAAGATTAGCCGTCCTTCTAAGAAAGATGAACTGATCAAGCTACTGAAGCCAGAAGTGAAACTGCTGACTCTCGAAGGGCTGAAAAATCTCTCCGAGGATGAGGTGAAACTCTTACTGAAATCGAAAGTCACCACTGTTTCAGAGGAAGAAGTGAAACTGCTTCCTGAAGGGGAACTTAAGAAGATCCTAGAGGCGGAATTGAAGCAACCCACGAAAGCCAAGATTAAAAAGCTGACAACGGCTGAAATTAAACAGCTATTAGAAGCTAAAATTAAAAGTCGGTCAGCAGAGACGGTGGATAAGTTCTTGGACGGAGAATTTCCCATTTTGTCTTTGGATCAGATCAAAAAGCTCCTCGATGAGGTGAAGAAGCTTTTGGAGCCTAAAGCTAAAAAAGCTTTTAAGGATGCCGATGCCGAGTTTCATGCCGTTTTGGAACTTGAGCCGAAAAATAAAGCCGCCAAACTCCACATCGAACGCTGTATGTTATTCCAACATCAACCTCCCGATGTCCTTAACTGGGATGGTGTCTGGAAACTGACGGAAAAATAAGACCGATGGGACTGGATATTCATGAGATAATTTCTTTGTTCCAGTCCTAGAAGAGAAACTGTTTTCACTGCTGCGGAAGGGGGCTTCTCCCATGCTCGCGAATGTTTTAATCTGGAATATTAGGAAATTTCTGGCACTGAATTATGAGTAATGTAAATTCACAGACTACGGATATTGAATGGGTGGTTGAGGTGTACGATCTGTTATTAGAGATTGCACGTTGCGGTCTATCGGAGATGCCTAAACTACCCAACAATATCTC